CTTGGAACAAAAACAGAGGGTTAGACAATACCTCGAGGAGATGTTTGTGAGACAACTGGAGACAGAACACTCAGAAGCTGATGACTTGATAGCTTATTACTGTCAAGTGTCCTTAGATGAGACAAAAACTATATTCTCAAGTGATAGGGATTTGACCCAACTTATCTCTGAGAAAGTATCAATTTATTCACCATCCACAAAACAATATTACAAGTTGGGGGACAAGATTAAATTACATGATATTGAAGTTCCCCACTTTAATGTTAAGACCGTAAAGATACTCACTGGTGATAGTTCCGACAACATTGACGGGATCTTTTATCTTGGTGAGAAAACTTTAATTAAATTATTTCCTGAGCTACTTGAAGAGTTAGTGCAAATACCCTATATTTTGAGTACAAGTACTAATTTACTTAAGGAGGAAAAGGGGAACGTAGCTCTTCAGAACCTATTAAGTGGTAAAACTAAAGAAGGTATTTTTGGTGATGAATTTTTTGTTATCAACCAAAAACTTGTTGACTTAGATGAACCACTCTTAAGTAATGAGGACAAAGAATTAGTTAGACTATATTATACTGAGTCGATGGATCCCGACGGAAGAGGACATAGAAATCTAATTAGAATGATGATGGATGATGGATTTTTTAAATATCTACCTAAGGGTGACGACGCTTGGGTGGGGTTTTTAAAACCATTCCTCAAACTGACAAGAAAAGAAAAACAAAAATTTAGAAACAAAAAAAATTAAACAAGCAAAATGAAAGAACAGGATATAACAAAAGTAGAATTTTTGTTAATGTGTAACGATAACATCGTAGTTCAAAGATTCTTCAACGTTAGAAACTTTAATAAGAATGCTCACAAATCAGAGGAGTTTTTCTATCACATTACAAGTCTTTGTAATGAATTAAAGTATGATTTGAAAATGAGATCTGTGTCTTATATGTTAGACAATCAATATGAAATTTCTGAAAATCCAGACGTATTAAATACATCAATAACTGATGGACCTGAGAATTTTAACTTAATTATTAAGCTCGGAGATATGACAATTTGTCAGCGTGAGTTTAATGCTAAAGCATACCCCCCAAAGGTCAGATATACCGTAGACCTACGCCCAAAGTTAAAAAGCATACTTGCACAACTTACTGACATTTTTTCAGGTAGAGATTTTAATTATTTTTACCCTGAATTTATCAAAAACTAATACTATTTATTTTTACTAAACGAGAGAAAACTATATGGCGACAGGTAAAAATTTTGAGTATTTAGGTAATACTTTTCAATTACAATTATTAAATCAAATTATTGCAGATAAAGATTTTTCACATTCAATTATTGATGTGATTGAGAACAATTATTTTGAAAATAAGTATTTTAAAATCATCATTCAGATGATTAGAGAGTATTACACAAAATATGACCACACACCGTCGTTTGATACGTTAGAACAAATTACAAAATCTGAATTACAACAAGAGCTAGCATCTAAAATTGTTATGGATACAATTAAGAAAATTAAAGATGCACCTATCGATGGAGTAGGTTTTGTACAAGAAAAGGCTTTGAAATTCTGTAAACAACAAGAACTACAAAAGGTGATGGGTAAGGCCCAAAAGATCATCGATGGTGGTGAGTTTGAGAACTATGACACACTTGAGGAAATGGTTAAAACCGCTCTTCAGGTTGGGGCAAAAGATACTTCTATGTTAGACGTATTCTCAAATCTTGATCAAGTCCTTGAGGACGATTACAGACACCCAATCCCAATGGGAATACCAGGTATTGACAGATTGTTAAAGGGAGGTTTGGCAAAAGGAGAAATTGGTGTTATATTAGCCCCTACGGGAGTTGGTAAATCAACGGTTCTAACCAAGATGGCAAACCATGCGTTTAATCTTGGATTTAACGTACTTCAGATCTTTTTTGAGGATAACCCAAAGGTAATCCAAAGAAAACACTTCACCCTATGGACTAAAGTTCATCCTGACGATTTGTCAGAGAAAAAAGATGAGGTAATGAAAAGAGTTAGAGAGATTGAGGAGTCGATGCCTAATAAATTGATTATGAAAAAATTACCATCGGATACTATGACGATGTTACAAATCAAAAATCAAATTAGAAAAATGGTTTCTGACGGAATTAAAATTGATATGATTGTTTTAGATTATATTGATTGTATTGTACCTGACAAAAATTTAGGTGATGAATGGAAGAGTGAAGGATCAGTAATGAGGGCTTTTGAGGCTATGTGTCACGAAATGAATCTTGTGGGATGGACCGCAACTCAAGGTAACAGATCCTCAATATCTTCAGAAGTTGTAACCACAGATCAAATGGGTGGGTCAATTAAGAAAGCACAAGTAGGTCACGTTATTATTTCAGTTGCAAAAACATTACAACAGAAAGAAATGAAATTGGCGACTATAGCAATAACTAAATCCCGAATCGGTGATGACGGTGTCGTATTTGAAAACTGTAAGTTTGATAATGCAATGATTGAAATAGACACAGAAAGTTCAATGACTTTCTTAGGTCTTGAAGAACAAAAAGAAGAAAGACAAAGACAACGAGTTAAAGAACTCTTAGAAAAGAGAAAACAACGAGAAACACAGTCAAATTAACAAATAAATAAATTTATAATAAATGGAAAAAATACTAGTAGAAAATCCTAGTCGGTTCGTCATCTTCCCTATTGAACACAATGATATTTGGGAATATTACAAACAACACCAAGCGGCTTTTTGGACGGCAGAAGAGGTGGATTTAACTAATGACATCAGAGATTGGGAAAAATTAACAGACAATGAGAAATACTTTGTTAAAAACGTATTATCATTTTTCGCGGCATCAGACGGAATTGTAAACGAAAACTTAGCGGAAAACTTTTACCGAGAAGTACAATATCCTGAGGCGAAGTTCTTTTACGGATTCCAATTGGCGATGGAAAATATTCACTCACTTATGTATTCATTATTGATTGACACATACATTAACAACCCAAAAGAAAAAGATGAGTGCTTCAATGCGATAGATAGATTACCTGCGGTTCAGAAAAAAGCTAAGTGGGCTTTAGAGTGGATTGAAAAATCGTCATTTGCGGAAAGATTAGTTGCATTTGCTGCTGTTGAAGGTATCTTTTTTTCAGGTTCGTTCTGTTCTATTTTCTGGATGAAATCAAGAGGAATCATGCAAGGTTTATGTAATGCTAACTCACTTATCTTTAAAGATGAAAACTTACATTGTGATTTTGCAATTCACTTATTAAACAATCACTTAGAGAATAAACCTTCTGAAAAACGAATCAAAGAGATTCTATTGTCAGCTCTTGAAATTGAAAAAGAGTTCATTACAGAATCACTTCCTGTTTCTTTGATCGGTATGAACTCAAACTTAATGAAACAATATCTTGAGTTTGTTGTTGATGGGTTACTAATGAAAATGGGTTGTAGTAAAGAATTTAACGTAGAACAACCATTCAAATTCATGGAACAAATTGCGGTTGAAACTAAAGGTAATTTCTTTGAATCAAGAACAATGGAATATCAGAAGGCAAAACTGAATGAAACAATAACATTTACAGACGACTTTTAAATATTAGATTATGTCATTAAAAATTATTAAACGAGGTGGTGAGGTTGTCTCATTTAATCCACAAAAGATTTACAACAGAGTAAAACGAGCTTCAAAAGGTTTGAATGTTAATTCAGACGAAATCTTTATTAAAGTTATTACTTCAGTACCAACTGAAGGTGAAGTAACCACAAAAGAACTTGATAAGTTGGTTAACGAGATTGCAGCATCTTACACAGGTAGTCATCACGACTACTCAAGATTGGCGGCATCGGTTGCAATTTCTTCATACCATAAAGAAACAAATGATAGTTTTTCACAGACTATGATGCAACTTTATGAGGATGGGATTATCAATGAAAAACTTATTGAGACCATTAAAGAATACGGTGAAGATACTATCGATGCTGTAATCAATCACGAAAATGATTACAACTTTGATTACTTCGCTTGGAGATCATTACAAGAAATGTATCTATTGAAACGACCAAATGGTAGGGTAATTGAAAGACCACAACATATGTACATGAGAGTTGCATTGTGGGTTACTTCAAACATGGCAGATGCGTTTGAATATTACAGATCTTTATCAGAACAATTGATCTCAAAAGCAACACCAATTATGATCAATTCGGGAACTAAAGTTCCTCAATTGGCGTCTTGTGTACTTCATTATAATGATGCGGATTCAAGAAAAGGTTTGTTAGATACTTTAACAGATATTTCTACATTCTCATCAGATGCCGCTGGTATTGGACTATCTATGTCTAACATTCGTAGTAAAGAAAGTAGAATTTCTAGTTCAGGTGGATATGCCGGTGGTTTATTAAAATATCTTAAGATTGTAAACGAATCACTTAGGTTCTTTAATCAACAAGGTCGTAGACCAGGTTCTGCTGCTGTCTATCTTGAGCCTTGGCATAAAGATATTTTTGATCTTTTAGATATTAAAAAGAACACAGGAGCTGAAGAGTTGAGAGCTCGTGACTTATTTACCGCACTTTGGATTCCTGATAACTTCATGAGAGCGGTAAAAGAAAATACTGATTGGTATTTGTTCTGTCCTAATGATATTAAGAAGGCTGGTTTAAAACCATTACAAGAATGTTATGGTGATGAATATGAAACTGTGTTTAATACGGCTGTTCAGTTAGGTTTAGGTAAGAAAGTTAAAGCTCAAGACATTTGGAGTAAGATCGTAGAGTCTCAAGTGGAGACAGGAGTTCCATACCTTTGTTCAAAAGACAATGCCAATCGTAAAACTAATCATCAAAATATTGGTGTTATTAAACAATCAAATCTTTGTAATGAAATTTATCAATATACTGACGAGGAAACGACGGCAATTTGTACACTCTCATCTATGGTATTGAAAAACTTTATTAAATCAGGTAAGTTTGATTTTGAACTTTTATTTAATGAGGTTAGAAAAGTTGTAAGATCACTTAATAAAGTTGTGGATATCAATAACTACTCAACAGAAAAAGGTAGAAAAGGTGGGTTAGAACAAAGAGCAATTGCTATTGGAACTCAAGGTTTGGCCGATGTATTCTATTTGATGGATTATATTTTTACATCTGAAGATGCTAAAAAATTAAATAGAGATATCTTCGAAACTATCTATTATGCGGCGATTTACGAAAGTAATCAGTTATGTATGAATGGTAAGTACAAACCTTACGATTTCTTTGAAGGGTCACCAATGTCTCAAGGGAGATTCCAATTTGATATGTGGAATGTAGACGAAACAAAACTTTCAGGAATGTGGGATTGGAACAAATTGAAAGAAAATGTTAAATCTCATGGTGTTTGTAATTCATTGTTCACGGCTCAAATGCCTGTGGCGTCTTCTGCAAAAATCACAGGTTCATATGAAATGACAGAACCAGCACACTCAGCAATCTTTAACAGACGAGTTGTTGGTGGTGAAATTATGATTGTTAACAAATATCTAATCAATGATTTTGAAAAGATTGGTATTTGGTCTGAAGACTTAAAAAATGAAATTATATTTAATGAAGGGTCAATTCAAAATATTAACTTCAATAATCATTTAGACCCTGAAGATAAAAATTACAATAAGAAAGTTAAACGAATTGAGCACTTAATTCCTAAGTATAAAACAATTTGGGAGATCTCACAAAAACAACTTATTGATATGGCAGCAGATAGAGCACCATTTATTGATCAATCACAATCAATGAATATCTATATGTCTAACCCTACATTATCAAAGATCACTTCATCACACTTCCACTCTTGGGAGAGCGGTCTGAAAACACTTTGTTATTATGTTAGAACTAAAGCTATCTCAACAGGGGCAAAACACTTAGCAATGGACATCTCAAAAAGAGAAAAACCAAAAACTACACCAGAACCCCCTAAAGTAGATTATTCACATTTAAATCTACCGTCAAGACCTGATAATTCTGATTTTGAATGTTTTGGTTGTTCATCCTAAAAACGATTAAGTTTAATAAATTAAAAATCACGGCTATGTCGTGATTTTTTTTTACTTAAAAAAAACCTAACTTATATTTATATGTGATATGGCAAATGGTATAACTTATGGTATTTCGTTCCCTTTCGTGGATTCATTCACTGGTAGATATTTGGATGTTACTAATTCTACTGAGGGTGAAATTAGATCTAATCTAGTTCATTTATTATTAACTAGAAAAGGTAGTAGATATTTTTTACCCGATTTTGGTACTAGATTATATGAATTTATCTTCGAACCATTAGATGGGCCGACGTTTTCTGATATTGAGTCAGAAATAAGAGACACAGTAAGGACTTACATGCCTAATTTACAGATAACTAATATTACCGTTGAACCAGGTTCTGCCGGTTTAGAAGATAAAGGTTATACTGTAAACCAAGATGGTGAAAGAGAATTTAGAGTTACTAACATTTCTAATTTAGAACATACGGCAAGAATCAAAATTGATTACAGAATAACAGATTCGGCTTTTGAATCACAAGATTTTGTGATATTAAATATTTAATAATATATGGCAGAGAAAAAAATATCCTATACGGTTAGGGATTTCCAAGGAGTAAGAACAGAGCTTATAAATTTTACGAGGACTTACTATCCTGATTTAGTCCAAAATTTTAACGATGCTGGTATTTTCTCAGTCATGTTAGATTTGAATGCCGCAGTAACTGACAATTTAAATTATCAAATAGATAGAAGTATTCAAGAAACTGTTTTACAGTTTGCTCAACAAAAAAATTCAGTTTACAACATTGCAAGAACTTATGGTTTAAAAATACCAGGACAAAGACCTTCGGTTGCGTTAGTAGATTTTTCAATCACAGTCCCTGCGTTTGGAGATAGAGAAGATTTAAGATATTGTGGAATTTTGAGAAGGGGGTCACAAGTAAATGGGGCAGGACAACCTTTTGAAACAGTTTATGATATTGATTTTGCTTCACCAATAAATGCTGAAGGGTCACCTAATAGAGTTAAAATTCCTAATTTTGACCCAAGTGGTAAGTTAATTAACTACACCATAGTAAAACGTGAAGTAGTAGTTAACGGAATCACAAAAGTATTCAAAAGAGTAATTACCCCAAATGATGTAAAACCATATTTTGAATTATTTTTACCTGAAAAAAACATTTTAGGTATCTCAAGTGTATTATTAAAATCTGGTACACAATATTCTACCATACCAAACCCACAAGACTTTTTAACTTTGGGACCTGAAAGATGGTTTGAAGTTGATGCATTAGTACAAGATAGAGTATTTGTGGAGGACCCAACTAAAGTATCTGACCAACCTGGTATTAAAGTAGGTAGATATATTACAACATCCAATAAATTTATTTCTGAATATACACCTGAAGGATTTTGTAAAATGACATTTGGTGGTGGTAATATTTCAGCTGAAGAACAATTAAGAGAATTTGCTCGTGATGGTAAAGGATTTGATTTGAGTAGATACACCAATAATTATTCTTTGGGTGCTGCTTTAACATCAAACACAACTTTATTTGTACAATACAGGATTGGTGGTGGACTTTCTAGTAATGTTGGTCTAAACACTATAAATCAGATAGGTACAGTATCATTTGCGGTCAATGGACCTTCAGAGTCTGTAAACAGAAGTGTAATAAATAGTTTACAGTGTAATAACGTAACGGCCGCAATTGGAGGATCAAACATACCAACAACTGAAGATGTTAGAAATTTGGTATCATTTAATTTTGCGGCACAAAACAGAGCTGTAACGGTTAACGATTATAATTCTTTAATCAGAACAATGCCTTCTCAATTTGGGGCACCTGCAAAAGTTGCAATAACCGAGGAAAATAATAAAATAAGAATAAAAATGTTATCTTATGATACAAGTGGTAGTCTTACTAATGTTGTATCTAACACCTTAAAACAAAATGTTGCAAATTATTTATCAAACTATAGAATGATAAATGACTATATCTCAATTGAAGCTGCGGAAACTATAGATCTTTCAGTTACTGTGGATGTTGTATTAGACAATAGTCAAAACCAAGGTGCTATAATATCTAAAACAATACAAATTGTTTCTGAGTTCTTTAACCCTCTTGTTAGAGAGTTAGGTCAAAATGTAAACATATCTGAATTAAGAAGGTTAATTCAAAGTGAAAATGGAATTGTTAGTGTTTCTGATGTTGCGTTCTTTAATCAAGTCGGAGGTCAATATTCATCGGCTCAAACGTCAATGCCATACTCAAACCCATTAGCAAGACAAATTCAACCAACGGCGGATACAATCTTTGCAACCCCAACACAAATCTATCAAATTAGATATCCAAATAAGGATATAAATGTTAGAGTTCTTAACCTTAAATCAGTTAACTTTTCTTAGTAATTTATTTTTATAAAAACAAGTTTATCTTTTCTAAAATAGGAAATAAACTATTTATGAAAAAACGAATTTTTAATGCCCAAATCATATAGAATTAGGACCGAAGTTGGTGTTGATAAGTATATCAATGTAAACCTCGAACAAGACTGGGAATCTTTGGAGATACTTTCTTTGAAGATTTTAGCCGATGACTTATACACACGTTTCTGTGCCGATTACGGTGTTGTTGTTGGTAGAGTTTTTGTAAATAATGGTTTTGGTTTACCAAAGGCGAAAGTATCGGTGTTCATTCCTTTGGAAGATGCGGACGAATTAGACCCTGTAATATCAGAACTATATCCATACAAAACAATTACAGACACTAACGAGGCTGGATATAGATATAATTTATTACCAAAGTTACCATCATACAATGGACATCAATCAACAGGATCATTTCCTAATGTTGGTGATGTTTTAATGGATGAGTCATATATTGAGGTTTATGACAAGTACTACAGATATACGGTTACCACAAATGAAAGTGGTGACTTTATGATTTTTGGAGTACCAATTGGAAATCAAACAATTGTTATGGACGTTGACTTATCAGATATTGGATGTTTTTCATTATCCCCGCAAGACTTGATACAACAAGGATTAGCAACAGAAACTCAAGTTAACGGATCCACTTTTAGAACATCAACTAATTTAAGAGAATTACCTCAAATTAAAAATTTAATTTTTGATGTTGATGTTAGACCTTTTTGGGGGGATTCTGAATTATGTCAAGTTGGAATAACAAGAGTTGACTTCGATTTAACTAAACAGGCAAATATCAATATACAACCTACATCAATTTTCATGGGGTCTATTATCTCAACAACTGATGATGATGCTCTTAAAGTTAGTTGTAAACCAAAAAATAATACCGGAAATCTTTGTGAATTGGTTTCGGGTCCTGGTGAAATAAAAGCTGTTAGACAGACTATAAATACAGATTCTAATGGACTTCCATTACTTGAACTTTACGATATTGAAGAAGAAGGAAAAGTTATTGATGGGGATGGAACATTTTTAATGAACGTTCCTATGAATTTAGATTATGTTTTCACAAATGAATTTGGACAACAAGTTTTATCTGACGACCCATCAAAAGGAATCCCAACAAAAGGAAAATATAGATTCAAGTTTAAATGGCAAAACGACCAAGGTTTACAAGGTAATTTCCAAAGAGCAGATTTTTTAGTTCCAAATGTAAAAGAATATGGTTGGACTGGAAACTCAGACCCTTTTAATCAAAACCCAACAACTTTTAATTATCCTCAAATTCCAATTGGATCAACTACAGGATCAACATATACTTCACCTTCTAGTGTTGGATTATCAAATCCTGTAACAAATAACGTAGAGTCTTATTCAATCTATATTAACGGTGTTGTTTATACGGGAACTTTAAATTCGATCACATTAAATCAAAATGACACTTTATTGATTGTTGCAACACCTGTAGACCCAACTCAAGCACAAGATATTAGTTTTACTTCATATCCATTACAATTATTTGAATTATTAAAATCTTACGCATTTAGTACTGATTGGGATGATTATGCTAATCCACAAGAAGCGATAGATTGTGAAGATACATTCTACGAATTCAAATACAATAAAGTGTATACCACCGGAATGTTTTTGGATAGATACAAAAACGGAGTAGGTAGGGCAAAACATTTAGGTATTAAAGAAATTGACAATAGGACTTGCAAATCTACTGTTAATACATTTCCTGTAAATGACATTATTAGAAATTTTGATTTTATATTTTTTGTATTTAACATACTAATTAACATCCTGACATTCCCAATATTAGTTTTATTATTTGTGGCACATTTAATTGCATTATTGTGGCCAATTCTTAAATACCTTTTGTTATTCTTAGGTCCTTTTATAGTTGCAATGGGTGTACAGGCTGGTGTAGATTTGGCTTATTATATTGCTGAAACTTTTGCATTTACACCACTTGGTGGGCCTGTAGTTAATTTTGGTACCTATTTACAAATTATTGCTAAAGGAATTTATGCGTTGGCGTTAGTGGCCGCCGGAGTTGTATTTACAATTTTTTATACAAAATTCTTTAAAGAAAGTTTAGATAATGGTAGAGTTTCTAATTTCCCAAGAATTGGTTTACCAATGATTGCATATCCTGATTGTACAAGCTGTGATTGTCAATGTGGTAATGCAACAATAGAGGATGGTTTTGATGAAAACGACATACAACAAGAAGTCCAAGATGCTCAAAATGATTTAGGGGATTCATCCACAGGTTTGAGTTACGATATTACTTTTGCCGAACCAAATACGGTTTTAGCACCTTTAAGTTCACCAATAACCTATGAATTCGATCACCCAAATTTACAAGTAAATCAAGATGGTGATGATCCTTACGATTGTGGAGGGTTAAGTCCTATATTTAAATCACTACAAACTTTAATAGGTAATGATGACATTATTCCTGATTTAGCG